TGAAACCTGTGTTGACAGGTCATTAATAGTATCAGCCAACTGATAGATGTAGGTTACATCCAGTGGTTGTCCTCGTTCTGGTAGCGGTACTTTAGCCATTATCTCTCCATTATATCATTAGATCGTGTGCATTGCTGGGCTATAAACTAAAAGATTTGAAGAATCTCTTGAGATTGGTTCACCCTTTAAATAAACTTCAATGGTAACTCTATTTGGTGCTTGTGTTTGATCAACTCCATTAATATAAAATGTAGTTGGGTGTACAAGGTTAATTGAATTACCAGAAATTCTTTGAACATAATTCCAATCTCCTAAACCTGCTGCCTTACTCCATTTTACCCAAATATCATAGTCTTGTGCTTGTCTAATTACTTGTGTTCCTATTTTAATAGTAACTGTATCCCAAGCAACTGTGGTTATGCCTGAAGAGACAATTGTGATGTTTCCTGGAACATAGGTATATTGTGGATCAATAGTTATAATTGGAGACCAATGAGAGGTTCTGTTTTTATCTTCAGAAATAATCCTGTATCTCACATCATATTTTTCTGTAACACTATTTATAGTAGGAAGACTAGTTTGATCTACTCTAACTTTTTTAATATTTTCAATAGCCATTAGGTTACACCTATAGAAAATCTAAATTCAATATAATTACTTGTGTTAGGAGACTTAGTAACTGTTTCTGCTCCATCTGTTTTTATAACAGAGTATCCAGTTAAACCATAAAGTGGATTTACTGTTGCAACATTTTCTAATCTAATTGCATCTAATGCAATATAATAATTATCAGAAGGTATGCCAGAGTCAATAACACAAGCATAAATTTTAACAACTGTCACTGCATTCCAAGTAAAATTAGCGCTTGTATAAAGTTCTTGTAATTGTTTTGTTACAACAAAATATCTATTGCTAGAAAAATCTTGTACTAGTTCTGGATTACCAGATGTTCCATGATTAATTTCTGCTTCAAACCTTGCATACTCTCCAGTTCCTGCATCTGTTGAAGAAAAATCAACAAGGACTCTAATAGTTTCAGGAATTGCTCCAGAGTCTCCATCTTTATTTACTAAAGAAAATGCTAACTTAAGTTCATCTGTTGGAGAATTTTTTGTAAAGTCAACATTTGCTCCAGTTAGATGTATATGATTTGATCCAGGCTCTACCACAAAGTGATCTAGTGTTGGACCACTATCTTCGCTTATAGTAATATCTGAGTCATCACCTTGAATGAATATTGTATTATTTAAAAATCTACATCTCTCATATCTTGCAGAACGTGCTGGCTTATAAAAAATAGAGTTATCTGCATTTGTTTGAAATACTGATTCTGCTATTGCAATAACATTATCATCATTTGGATCGTCTAATGGTGCTGAGTATGAAGGAATTGCTGTTGCTGCAACTGCTGTATGGTGTTGCCAGTTTTCTGCAGTAGTAAAAGCAAAAACTGTCTTACTATCATAAGCACCAGCAGAAGGGTTTGATCCTGCTGAATAGATGCCAACTTCGGTAATTTCATATCTTTCTTCTGTTGGCAGTTCTGCTGTTAACACAATCTTATTAACGCCATTTTCATTTACAAACCCTCTAGATGATACTGGCACTCTAAACATTTCAAAATCTAATGCTTCTTTTGTAGAAAAGTCTGCTTGGGTATCTTCTATATCTAATGGGGTTGGTCCACAGCCGACTGCAATATATGATGCATAGGCTGGAGCCTGACCAAGCATATATTTTCCTATAATGCTTTTACCAGTATTAGTAATCATGAGGTTATTTCTCCAAATTCCGCTTCATATATTGTACCACTTACGGTGATTTCTATCTCAACCTGCTCATCAGACTCAATATTTACAGCCTCAATAACAAGGTTTCCGTTTGTAGAATCTAGGTAAATATGCTTTCCGTTAGGTCCAGTACCAGTTTGAGGTATTTTATTTTCAAGTTTAATTGGAAAATTTGCAAAATACTTATCAGATGTAGATTGTACGCTTAAAATATTATTTGGGTTATATTGCTGCTGAATAGATGATAGGTTTTTAATTGGCTGATATGAAACCTGTTGACCATTAATAATATCATTACGTGCAATATTAATTAATTCTTGCCCACCAATATTTTCAAATATAAGATCTGTCATTACCTCAATTGGTAACTCATCATCATTAAATAAAACAGTATCAATTGGTGCAGTTTTAACTGGTGGAGGTGGTGGCAAGGCTGCTGCAACACTTGCCGTGGTTATGTCTGCTGGCGTTAATGGTGTTGAACTTGTAGATCCTCCCCAAGAAGAATCTGAAGAAGATGTAGTGGTTGTTGTATTTGTATCTGTTGTGTCAGTAACAGTAGTTTTGTTTTCATCTTTTTTTTCTTCTACAGTTGATGGAACAAGTGGAGGCTCTTGAGTAGGTGTTGGTGTTGGTGTTGGTGTAGGTGTAGGAACTACTACTGCAGGAGTTGGAGATTTTGGTGGTGTAGATACTTTTGGAGGAATTATAACTTTAGTTCCAGCAAATATTGTATTGCCACCTTTATATTTTGGATCTTCTGTAAACTTAGGGTTAGCAGCAAGAATTGCTTTTACTGTAGTGTTGTTTTCTTTTGCAATAGAACTAAGAGTGTCTCCTCTTTCTACTTCAACCTTTATTGGTGCAGCAGGTTTAACTGTTGCACTTTGTGTTGGAATCCCAGCCGCTTTAGCAGCAGCAATTGCTCTAGTAAAACCTCCATCATCATATGCACCCATTTTACACCTCGCTCAAATATACAGTCATACTAGGTCCATCTTCTGCTCTTGAATACTCAATATTATATACTACAAATCTGCTTGATGGTGATGCAACAAGGTCTAACTCTGTAGAGTCTTTATAGTCAATTGTAACTATATCTCCAAGTTGCATAGTTGGTATAGAGAATAGGTTAACACCAACAGATTTTTTAGGATGCATAATTTTATTTATGATCCAGCCCATTAATGCTTCAGCATCGTCTGGTGTTTGAATATACATACTATCTATGGTAAACTCATTCTTACCGTAGATCATTCTGCTCTGTCTAATCTCATCATACTTAGACTTTTCTACTAAAGGAGAATATACAAGTGTATCTCCTTTTAGTTCTGGGTCTGAGAGGTTTCCACGTTTTTTAAAGTATTCATCTACTGTCAGTTCGTGGGTTGTGTCTTGAGTAAATGTTATGCCTTGTATTCTTAAAAAGTTTCCCGTAGTCTCATCCAAACTTAATGCTTTATCTGTAGCATTAAATATTAAAAATTCTGCTCCATATGAGTCTGCTCTAAACCCAGAGGTTGTATAGCCTTTAATTCTATTAAATGTAGGAGAAAGTTGTGCATATAGAGCAGGATATGCACGATCATATTTAATATCAAAATATGCTGCTTCTCGCATGATACTTCCAAATTCTTCAAAATACATATTATATTTTGGTGGTTCTTGTGCACTAATACCAGATAGATATGTTGACTGAACAATTCCACTCATTGCATATTTTCTAAATGATTCATTTGCGTTTATCTTACCTTCTGACAATGCTGAAGATAAAGTTTCTCCAACTGTAAATACACTATTTTGAGAATAATTTTCTGATAGTGCATATATGTTTTCAAACATAACTCTAGATGAACCACGAGTAAACAAAGCCATATTGTTATAGATTGGAAGTGGATCTGTGTCATCAACTACTTTAATTAGTTTATTATTAATATATAAGAAGAATCTTCTTGTTTTGCCAATATCTTGATACTCTACTGATAGATCATATACCGTTGGATTATCCTCTCCAGACATTCTGTATTGACCAGTGAATCTTCCATCATCAACAAGTATCTTTGATAGACCACCCCAAAGTTTAATGGGGATGGCATTATTGTTTGAAGAGTCTTTTTTAACTTTATAAAATACAACGTTGTTAATTGATTTTTCAGCCTCACCTTTTGTATTTAACTTTAAGTATGAGTTAATATTGTCTTCAGTTAAAGCAATAATTTCAAAGTAATATCCATTATTTGTTTCTGGATTTAGCAAAACTGCAAGACCTCCAGAGCCACCACCAATATTAACATTTTGGTCTGGCTGTGATCCAGAAGCCTGGTAGTAGGTTGTACTTCCAATTGGAGTCTGTGTTCTACTAGTATTATTTTCAATTTTACCAACAATTCTCATTCTTGTTCCAAAATGTTTGTATGCATTATTTAATGATTTATAGACGTAAGAAACAAAGTTTAGCGGAACATCTGTA